CGAATGACGACACGGGTGAAGTTACCGAACCGCCGCCGTCAGATCAGCCAGACCGCCGAATGGGGTGGTGCCGCATGGATCGTCTCGGTTGGGTTTGATGATGCCGCCAGGGCGCGCGAGATATTCGTGCGGGGCCTGAAAATCGGTTCCGCGATGGATAGTCTCATGGATGATGCCTGCGTCATGTTGTCGTTGTTATTGCAATCCGGGTATGGGGTTGGGGATGTGATGGAGCGGCTGGGCCGCGAGGGCCACGATGGCGAAGAAGGATACGCCTCGGCGCTGGGGTACTTGGCGTCTGTTGCGCTGGGGATGGAGACGGAGGCCGCACGATGACCGATAAAACGATCTGCCTGAGAATTATCACGTCATGCCGATATCCGACCTACGTGACCATGAAGCGCGGCCTGATTGCTGGTGCAGGCCTGTTGACGATGAAGGCGTCTTCATTCATAACGCGATGGATCGTCGGGAAAAATACGAAACCGGAGAATTACTGCCCTCGTAGCTTAGTTGGAAGAGCGCCTGATTTGTAATCAGGAAGTCGCGGGTTCGATTCCTGCCGGGGGCTCCATCTCTAGGTCTTGACACGCCGCGGCGTTGGGGGCATGTTTATAGGACTGTTTTCCAAACGGAGATAACCTCATGGGCTTCATGTCCCCCAGCGTCGCCGCCGCTACACCGCCACCGCCACCTCCGCCTCCTTTGCCGCCAGCGAATCCTCCGATCATGGCGTCTGGCCTCGTTAAACAGGCGGGTTCGGCACAGCAACGCGCCGCTCAGGCCGCTGCGGCTGGTTCCTATTCGGATACCCTGAAATCGAAATCGACGGGCATGGCCAAGGATTTACAGACCGCCGGGAAGTCTCTGCTTGGCGGTGAGAAATAATGGCCGACGGTTCTGCCGCTAAATTTGATACCGCACCCTATGATGAAATGGGTGCATCGTTTTTGGCGGCGCAACCTCTGACGGTCAGCCCAAAGAAGTATGCCGACGAAGAAGGTTGGCAGTCCACGTTCAACCATCTCGAAGCGCGTCTTGGCGGTCTCAGGAATTGGCGCTGGGCGTGGTGGGCCCATTGGGCCGTGTTGGCCGAGTTTTTTCTGCCCCGCCGTTATAAATGGTTCGTAGTCGCCAATACCATGAACCGTGGCCGTCCAATCAATGATGCAATCATCGATTCCACGGGACAGCTTGCGGTGCGTATCTGTGCCACCGGGATGTATTCTGGATTGACCAACCCATCGCGTCCTTGGTTTGGTCTCGAACCGGCGCTGCCGTGGATGGAGATTGACGCCGAGGGCAAGGAATGGCTGGAGGATACCCAACGCCGTCTGGCAACGGTGCTACACCAATCGAATTTTTACACCATCATGGCGCAGGCGTTTGAGGATGTGACCGTTTTCGGCACCGCCCCGGTGATTATGTACGAAGACTCCGAGGATGCGCTGCGTTGTTATCTGCCCTGCGCCGGGGAGTATTTCTTGGGCGCATCGTCGCGTCTCGATGTTGATACCCTGTATCGTGAGTTCACGCTGACGGTGATCCAGATCGTGGAACAGTTCGGTCTGGAAAGCTGTCCCGAAGAAGTCCGTAACCTGTGGGAAACTGGGGGTGCCTCACTGGAGTCTGAGTTTATCGTCTGCCACGCCATTGAGCCAAATTTCCCGATCAAGTCGCGGGGCAAAGGAAAGCAGCAGCAGCTTGATATTTTGCCGCCTGAGTTTGTGTACCGCGAGATTTATTGGTTGCGTGGCCGTAAGGCGGAGCGTCCGTTATCGAAGCGCGGGTTCAAGGAGCGCCCGTTTTTCGTGGCGAGGTGGTCAACGGTGTCGAATGACGCCTATAGCCGCAGCCCCTGCATGGATGCGCTGGGCGATACCAAACAGATTCAGCAGGAGACGTTTCGTAAGGCCGAGTTCATTGAAAAGGGCGTCCGTCCCCCGATGGGCGCCGATCCTGAGTTAAAGAACGAACCGGCGTCGATCATGCCGGGGATGATTACGTATGTGTCTCAGGATCAGGGTAAAAAAGGGTTCTGGCCACTGATCGAGGTTCATGCACAGTGGCTACAGGGATTGATTCAGGACATCGCCGGTGTTTCGGAGCGGATCAACCGCGCCCTGTTCGTCGATGCGTTCATGGCGATCACCAGAATGCAGGGTATCCAGCCCCGCAACGAAATGGAGATCACGAAGCGCGATCTGGAGAAGCTACAGGTTCTGGGGCCGTTCATTGATCGGTTTGAGAACGAGTTCGCGGCCCCGGCGATTAAGCGCGCCTTGGCGATCATGGAGCGCCGCCGTCTGTTGAAGCCGATGCCTGAATCCATCCGTAGGACGCCGCTGAAAATTGCGTATGTTTCGATTATGCGTATCGCCCAGGCCGCGTCAGAAGGTGTCGCCATGAAGGATGTCCTGGCAACGGCGGGTTCGATGTCGGCGGCGGCGAAGGCGGCAGGACTGCCGGACCCGATGCGTATCTTGAATCTGGATAAGTCGATCAGGATGTATGCGCAGGCATTGGATTTCCCGGAGAGCGCCCTGTTCACGGATCAGGAAATCGCAGAAAACGATCAGGCCGCACAGACCGGGAAGGCGCAGGCCCAGGTGTTGCCGACGACGATGGCCGGGGTACAGGCCGCGAAGATCGCGTCGGAAACGCCCGTGGGCGGAGATACACTGTTGAGTTCGATTCTTGGTGGTGGGCAGTAATGACGAAACACCGACGGGTTGCTGAACCCATCGGTGTGCGTCAATAGCAAAAAGTTTAGAAGATTATTTTATCAGCCCGTGATGTGTTTCACAGCCCACATGACGGCTTCTTCGATCTTGGTCTTCGCCAAACTCAATTCACGAGTCGGCCCGCGCCGAGTTTCAATAGTCTCAATAATGCGGAAAAATTCAAGGCCAGTATCCTTAACGGTCTGCATGTCGATTTTCTCGTTTTCGTCAAGAACCTTGTATTGATGGCGCATGACGTTGTTGCATGTGCGGTCATCCGTGGTGCATTCAACTGTGTCGGTCATAATTTCTCCTTTGATTTTAGTTACAGGTATCTAAGTTCAGGTGCCTCGGCCTCTGCTTTATCCCATGCAGATATCATCATCCGAAGCGCGTCGATCACGTTTTTATCCGGCGATGTCGAGAGATAAGTCCACTGTTCCTTATCCCAAACAAACAGCGTGAAGTTCATGGGAACACCGGCAACATCCTTGATGTCGGCATTGAGGCGATCACAGATTTCAGATAGGTGTTCGTTGATGTTTTTGATGGCTTCGCTCATCGTGCCGTGCCAAGGATAGACCGCGCCAGCGTCAGCAGCCCGACACGGTTGGGGTTGGCGAAGGGATCGACAGGGGTGTAGGTTGAACCGCTGGCAGCCGCCGTTGCGTTCCGATGCAGCGCCATCAAATCGCGCAGGGCTTGTGTTGGTGGAATATCCCACGGCATAGACCAGCGCGATCTTGGGGTGCTGACGCGCGTTAAAACGCCGTCCTTAGATTCAATTTGTATATGGCGCGGTAATTGAGGGATGTCTGGAACAAGCACCGCCGCGCACTCCTTATTTTTCTTCGCCATCACGCCGCCTCCTTCTTCTTCTGATAAACGCGGTCGTAGTGGTGCTGGCACCAATCCGTGCCGTCAACCGTTTTACGACCACAAAACATTTCTTCGATGCTGGAACCTTCGGGGCGATCTCGCGGGTCGATGCTGATAAACCGGCAGCCGCCGTTTGTTGGACGATCCTGCAACGGAATAGACTGCGCATAATCGGCTTCGAGTTTTTTCCGTTCCGCAGCGGCTTCGGCGCGGCGTTCGCGCTGTCCAGCGATTTTCTGTTCCCGTGCTGCCTCGATGTCGTCCGGTGTCCGATGCGAACTGTTGATACCGAGACGGTTAAGTCTTCCGATGATGGCAGATTTGGAAACGCCGAATCGGTCTCCGATTTCGCGCGCCGTCAGATCAGTGTTTTTGTGCAGCCGGATAAGTTCACTGATTTTATCCGGTGTCCAGAAGTTTTTGCCGTCGTTCATTCGTC